AGGATACCATTCAGACTACCTTTGGTTTAATGAAATCTACAAAGTGCCTTTGGAAGTGTTTAACCAGTTAGATATGCGGTGTAGCGGTGTTGTTTTCTTAGATTACAACCCGATTGGTAAAATGTGGAGCGATGACTTAATAAAGCAAGATAATGCAATAGTATTGCATAGCACCTTTAAAGATAACCCCTTTTGCCCTCCAGAGCAAAAGAAAAAAATATTATCTTATGAGCCAACGGAATATAATATACAGCAGAATACAGCTTCGGACTACCTTTGGACTGTTTACGGCTTAGGATTAAAAGCCGAAAAACCAAACAGAATTTTCAGTAATTGGAAAATAATGACAGATAAAGAGTTTGAAGATTTGCGTTACCAAAGTTATTATTCAACAGATTTTGGCTTATCTGCTCCGAGTTCTGTTATTGAATTTAAGTTTGATGGCGATAAAACTTTCTTTTTTCATCAAAGACTTTATAAACCTATGAATAAAATGATTGGGAGTTTGTCAGATGAGTTTGATAATTTAAAACTAATAAAATCAAAAGAAAATATTGCGGATAGCGGAAATGAATTAAACAAATCTGAAGGTCAAAAATTAAAAAATAGTGGTTATAATATTATATTTGCACAAAAAGGACACGGAAGTATAAACGCTGGAATTGAAACGCTACAAAAATGTAACGTTTATTATACTCAAAGTTCAATCGATTTAGAACAAGAGTATGAAAATTATAGTTGGAAAATTTGGCAAGGTGTTCAAATGGATGTGCCTGAAGATAATTGTAACGACCACGCTTTGGATTGTTGTAGAATGGGGGTAAGTTGGTATGTAAAAACACGCTATTTATCAATATAATTTTGTATATTTTAAAAAATAAATTAATGGTTTCAGTAGGAGTATAAACTGAATTAAATATCGTAGGAGGACACGGATAGCCATTATACTTTTAACGTAAAATAAAAATAATTAATTATTTATATCAATTATAAATAATAATTAATACATTTGTAAAATTATAATTATTGTCGTGATGACAAAGATTAACTTATGGTAGCAAAATCATTTAGTTTATTTGGTCGTGAAGTATTCCGTGTTGAACGTGATAGGTCAGGTCAATTCACATATACCTTACTTGGTGGCAACACCTTTGATGACAATGGTAAATATTTAGAGCTTTATTTCAAAAACCCAGTATTAAACACTATTGTAAATTTACGGTCAGAGTTGTATTCGCAAATGAAGATACAACACTTAGACAAAAACGATAAAGTAATCGAAAGCAGTCCTTACGTTAATTTACTTTACAATCCAAACTACTTTCAATCAAAAGAAGATTTCTTTTACCAGCAAATGGTATTTTTATCCACTTCGGGTAACAACTACATTTACCAAAAGAAAGCGTTTGCAAACGAACTACCAAAAGCAATTTACAATCTTATTCCAAGCGAGATTGATTTAAACGATAGCCAAAAGTTAAATAAATTCTTAGTTACCAAACAAGATATTAACGCTTTTAACAATCGTAAAATCAAATATAAACTTGATGGTCAAACTTATGACTTGTATTTAACAGATATTCTGCCCTTGTATGACTTAGCCAACGGATTACAAGATAATTGCTTTATGCAATCTCCAAGCCGAGTTAAAGCAATCTATAAAGTGCTTTGTAATATAGATGAAAACTTAGCATCAAAAAACATCAATCTTAAGATGTCGCAAAAGTACTTAAGTAAAAACGAGAGTACTGGGAACGAGGCACAAATAAAAGAAGATGACCGTAAGAATATAGACAAGGCAATCTATAATAAATCTTTAATTCTTACCAATGCTAATATTAGTGTTCAGCATTTAGTTACTGATATGAAAAAACTGTTTTTAGATGAGCAGTTTGCGGATGATGCTAATAAATGCCTATTAGCTTTTGGATTAAATAAAGACGTACTTAACTACTTTGCTAAAGATAGCACATTTGAAAATCAGGAAAAAGGCACTATTAAATACATTCAAAACTCTATACAATCTACTGCCGATAATACAATGAACTCTTTATCTTCGCAATGGGGATTACTTGAAAAAGGCGAAAGATTAAAAGCAAGTTATGACCATTTGGCAGTAATGCAGTCAATAGTTGTAGATAAAATCAATAGTTTTAAAGCGATGCAAGAAGCTATTAAGTTAGGTATTGAAAATACAACAATAACTCCAGCAGAAGCGGTTAAAATGAGTAATGAATTTAAAATGAAATTAGGGTTATGAGTACAAAATTAAACTTACAGCAAATCAATAAGCAGTTAAATATGGAGCGGATTAAAAAAGAAAATCCAAGTCTTTATGCTTCGATACAAGAAAAGAATAAATCATTTAATAAAACAGTTAAAAAATGATAACAATAAAAGAGTTTCCAGATAAACAATTCCAAAATAAAGAGGATATGTTTAAAGAGTTGAGAGAAAATAAAAACACTCTTATTGCTCAAAAAAAAATGATTACAAAAGAAGCTGATGCGATTTCTTATTGTGTAATAATTGAAAATGAAAAAGGAGAAACGACTAAAGCCGATGCAGTTAGTGTAGCCGATATATCTACTTTAAAAGCAAAGTTAGTTATTAATACAACTAACTTAATGGATAGCCATTCAGACGTACATTTTAAAGGCACTTGGAATAAATCAGCAAAAGAAATTAAAAGCGCATTATTATTACAAGAACATAAAATGACATTTGACCATATAATTAGCGATGAAGTTAAAGCAGAGGTTAAAACTATGCAATGGTCAGATTTAGGATTAAATCTAAAAGGTGATACGGAAGCGTTAATTTTTAACGCAACTATATCTAAACAACGTAATCCTTATATGTTTGAGCAGTATGCTAAAGGATATGTAAAAGAGCATTCAGTTGGTATGCGATATGTTAAACTTGAATTAGCAATCAATTCAGATAACAAATGGGATGTTGAAGAAAAAGAAGTTTGGGATAAATATTACCCCGAAATAGCCAATAAAGAAGTAGCAGATGAAAGAGGTTACTTTTGGGCAGTTACAGAAGCAAAAATAGTAGAGGGTTCGGCAGTTGTAAAAGGGTCGAACTATGCTACGCCAACAATATCAATCGAAGCCGTTAAAGACACTCCGATTATTACCGAGCCGTTGAAAGACACTCAAAAACAAGAGCAACAAATAAAAGAATTATTAAACAAATTTAAAAAGTAAAATGGAAGATTTAATTAAAGAATTAGGCACTAAAATAGATGTCTTTAAAGAAACAAGTGTAAGCAAAGAAGATTTGGCTACGCTTAAACAAGAGTTAGAAACTCTAAAATCACAAGGAGGTGATGTAACAGCTTTGAAAGGACAAATCGATGAATTAGCGTTGACTTTAAAAGATGTACAAGAAAAAGGCAACCCAAATCAAGAAAGTTTCTTAGAAATTGTAAAAGCAAACCGAGAAAAAATAAACGCTTCTACAAAAGAAAAAGGAACAGGGAAAGAATGCGAAATAGTTGTAAAAGCTGATACAGTTAGAGCAAGTATTGCAAACAATGGCGCTGCATTACAATTAGGAATGAACACTTTATTGGCAACAAGAAAGTTAGTAGTTTATGATTTATTTCAAAAAATTCCAGTTCCTAAAAACGCTAACGGCGTAATTCGTTACGTTGATTGGGATAGTGCAACTATTGCAAGAGCAGCAGCAGCCATTTCAGAGGGTGGTGTTTTTCCAGAATCTACAGCTAAATGGGTAACAAACACTTTGACTATTCAAAAAGTAGGTTCACAAATTCCAATCTCGGAAGAGTTTGCTTATGACGATGAAATGTATGTAGCGGAGGTTGCTAACTTCATTGAAAATGATGTTAACATTAAAGTTGATACAGATTTGATTACTGGTAACGGAACAGCACCAAACATTGCTGGTTTAAATTCACAATGTACAACTTATACAGCGGCTGCTTCTGGTATTGCTGATGCTTCAATCTATGATTTGATTGTAGATATGAAACGTTCTATAACTGCTACTGGTGGTTCTAAATTTAGCCCTGACTTTGCATTGATGAACGTAGTTGACATCAACAAAATGCTTTTGAAAAAAGATGTTAATCGTCAATATGTAGCTCCACCATTTGCATCAAGTAGCAATGGAACTAGTGAATTTACAGTAGCTGGAGTTAGAATTATCGAGTGTAACGCTGTAACAGCAAACACTATGATAGTAGGTTGTAGCGCATTTGCTAAAATTTACGAAGAGCCGGGCATTGTTGTAGCTACTGGGTATGATGGTGCAGACTGGTCAAGTGATTTGATGACAATGAAAGCGAGACGTAGAATGAACTTATTAGTTAGAGTTCAAGACAGAGTAGGTTTTGCTAGAGTTGCTTCAATTTCAGCCGCTTTAACTACTTTAGCTACATAGTATGATTGAGATTGAGTTTACAGAAGATTTTGCAACTAAAAAGAAAGGCGAAAAATGGGAATGCGACTCAATACTTGCATCACACTTAGTTCACTTTGACAAAGTTGCAAAATACACAAAAGAGGTAAAAGAAGTTAAAACCAAGAAATAATGCCACAAATAGTAACAAAGACATATTTTCAAAAAGCAAACGAGTTGTATATTCCGTTATCGGTTACAGCACCAGTTAGCAACGCTTCAATGCAAAGTCCTAGTAACGTAAGTTATTTAGATAATCTTTGTATTAAGTTGGAAAAGTCTATTTTACTAAACGCATTAGGTTTAACGGCTTATAATGAACTCCAAACGGCATTAGCGGATATAAACAATCCGCTAAATGCCAAATGGAAATCTTTAGTACAGGGTGAAAGCTACGATGGTAAAGTTTGGGAAGGTTTAAGTAATGATTATTCATTAATAGCTTACCGAATTTACGAGGAGTTTGTAACCGATACTAACGATAGACTTTCAGCAATAGGAACAACGCAAGTAAATCCACAAAATGCAAGTTTAGTTATTCCCAACTATAAAATAGCAAATGCAAATAATAACTTTATACAAAAGTATCAAGGCGGTTATTTAGAATATCCATTTATTTATAACGATGGTAATTTTATCGATTGGTTTGGTAATCAGGAAACTATTGAAGTTAGTTTATATCGTTACTTAAACGATAAGAAAGCAGACTTTACAAGTGTTGATTTAACTAAATTTAGGGTTTACGAAAGCAAAAACTCTTTTGGAATATGATAATTTTTGAAGAGCAGTTAGGTAGATTAATAGCACTTTTGCCAACGTTTACGGATGCAAACAGCAATACATTTACTGTAAAGTATGGATGGGGCGATATAAATGAGTTAAACAAGTATATGTTTATTAATTCAACTCAAATTTACCCTTTGATATGGTTAACTGCTGGAGAAGATACTCACGATTTGAATGAGCCAAATGTAAAAAGAAATGCAAGTATAGTTATTGCGACTAAATCCTTGATGCAAGATGAACTTAATCCGTTTCAATACAACAACGATTTTAAGATTATTTTGCAACCGATATTAAACAATTTAATAACAGCTTTACAACGTTCTGGAATATCAATTTTAAAAGTTGATACTATCAAAACTAATAGGGTTGTTAATTATGGAGTTGAGTTTAGAAACGCAAACGAAATAAAAACATTAGACATTTGGAATGCAATAATTTTCGATGCTGAAATAACGTTTACAAGTACGACAACTTGTTTAAATAAAATTATTTTTTAACAATTAAATAAAAAAAGATGCCAACATTAACAGGTACTAATTGTACAATAAGCCGATTAAATATCGGAATGGATGACTGCCAAGTAATCGAGGGGTTGCTAAATGGCTTTTATCGTGTAAAAAAAGGTTACGCAATAGATTTATCTACAGTAACTATAAACAAAGCGTGGATTGATGACCAAATTCAATTAGGTTTGATTGAGCCGTTTGTAGGTGTTTTCGATGCTATTGCAGAAACTCCCGATGCGACTACCGAAGAAAGTCAGTCAGGAATTATGTCAGTAGTTCGTCAAGGAAAACCAACTATTACTGCAACTTTCAAAAAAGGAAAAGCATTTCAAAAAGCAGCGTTTTCAAGTAACTCACAAGATGGCTACGATTACTTCCTAATTTACGAAAGTAATGTTATGGAAGGAGTTTTAACTGGAAATACTTTGAAAGGTTTTGATGGTGGAATGTTCAACACAAATGGCTACAATATGAACAACGGAACAAACTCCGCAAGTTCAGTAGTTAAATTCCAATTAACAAATCCTTATGAGTTTAACGTACAATGTACATTTATTGCTGACTTAGATTTCAATTTAAGTACTGGAGTAAATGGTATAATTGATACTGTTTTAACAGGTCGTGCCGATGTTTCAGATAACAAAATTTACGTTAAACCAACTTGGTTGCATAACGCTCAAGAAGTTGTAGAAGGAATGGCATTAGCTAATTTTA